TTTAAAATTACATTTATTTGTAAGACAACAATATAATATGGATACTATTGACATTAGGGATTCGGCATTTGCTTTAGATATTCCTAGCATGGAAAGTATACTACCTGCTGGAGGAGATGGATCAACCGATTATACTATATTTATCTATATTGGTGTCGCTATAGTATTTGCTATTATTGGAATATTTATCTATAAATATTACCAAAATAAGAATAGTGTTCAAGAAGAAGATTGTCCTGGAGGGTTCTGTACGATGGAAAAAAGACCTGAATAAATAATATTAATAAATCCCTTTCTTGTTTTTACGACTTTTTGAACCATATATATTAAAAATACCAGATTTACTTGTGTTTCTTTTCTTCCTTTTCTTTATAGTTTTAGATTTACTTTTAGTTTCTTCTTTTTGGGTTTTTATATCATCTGGTCTATAATTTAAAAACCACTCTTCAAAATCTTTCTTATTATTATTATTTTTAAGTTCCTTATATTTAGCAGCTTTTTCAGCTTTCATTTCTTCAACTGATTCTTGGTGACCATAACATGTAATACTAAATCGTTTCAATAAACCTTTTTGCGCTAACCTATTTTTCTGTTGAACATCAAATAAAAAGTTTGACATACAAAGAATTCTATCAATAAATTGATTATAATAGGGTTTGTTAGCATACAAAAAAGCTAAATAGAAACTCAACATTGTATCAATTGTGGCTACCTTTACTTTTTTACCCTTCATCATTAATATATTATAACTGTGACATCCAATTGGTTTATAAATAAATAAAATGCTATCTTTTCCAATTTTAACTTCATAATGTTGAGGAACAATCTCTCCAACTGCTGGTTGTTTAATTATTTTTACATTTTTAATTCCATTATCATGTAATCTTTCTTTAATAACTTCTGCGGTTTTTTCTGGATAATTTGATAAAACATCAAAATCCGCAATATTTTCTATTTTCTTTTTTAAATTCGCTGGCATATATTGTGAATAAAGGACATTAGCAAAACCTCCAAAAAATACTACACCTTGATTGATTAGTGAATTTTGAACAGTTTCATAAATTTTATCTTTGTTCTCTATATGTTCCATTTCCCTTTGAAAATCAACATCATTACAGTTAATATCAGTTATAGGATAATTTTTATTTAATAAAGCTAATCTTTTTAATACTTTTTCCCATCGACTAACATCTCCAGCTGGTCTAGATAATTCAAGATACATAGACATTCTTAAAAAATTAGGTGGAGCATACATTATTCCACCAACACTCATAGCATCATCTTTAATAGCACTATAAATTTGTTTTGGTAAATATGTTATATCAGCCACTGCCATATAATTAACAAAAACTTTATATGTCCCATAATGTTGACCTGATTTTGCTTCAACATCAATAAATCCTTTCTTATAATAAATGTCGGTTAATTCTTTGGCATCATGTAGCGCATTTTGTGAGAAGAAATCATAATCAGGGACTTCTACGTCTTTATTATAGAATTTATCTTGTTCAGGTAAAATATTATTAATCGCTGTTCCACCATAACAAATTAATTTCTTTCGTTTAATAAATTCTTCAACTATATCAATTATTTTCTGAACATCATCAGAATTTACAACGCGTCTACCCATTTTTTCTTCAGCTTTATCTACTGCCATACGTAAAATCGCTAATTCACAATCAGTAAATGATAAATCTTTACATACATTTTTTTCCTTTGGCATTCCTATATTATTGATTTAAAAAAAAATAATAATATTAAGTATATTATTTAATATTATACTAGAAAATTATGATTATATTCATTTAAAAATTAAAACTATAAAAATCAGTTGAAGCTGTTCTAGTAGCATAAGAATAAGCAGGATTTTGAGGAGTTGGTGCTGGAACTGTGACTGGTTGGTATCTAAGCTCAACTGGTTTAAGAGCAAACGCATAACCAGCTCTATCAAAAAACAAAGCATTTTCCATAAGATAATTATCTACTAATTGGTATCTTATAGCGACCATTTGACAACCACTCGCTCTACAAATGATTCCATTTGGATTAGCTGGACTTGGTCCATTATCAGGAACAACAATAGTCATAGCACGTCTATTAAAATCGGTTAGCTCATTTATATCTGGATTATTTTTCACATTGTAAAAATCATATTCTCTCATAAATATAGAATTACTTGTCAAATTTACATATTCAAGTAAGTCTTTATTTTCTAAAAATGCTGTATTTGTTCTATCAACAATCAATATAATTTTATTTTGGAGAGACAATAAAGGAACATTTCCTAAATTTTTGCCTTCTGCTTCATAACTATAACTTGGACCCATCATAATATCAGTATTTGATTTGAAAATTTCAGCTATTTTTGAATACATATTTTGATTATTGCTCTTAAATCTTAAATGAATTAAAATAGGATCTGTTGGATTTGGACATGTTCCTCCCGAAAAAGCATAATTACGGATAGTATCCATTACACTAGCAAAATTAACAGAATTAAATGTTTCCTTAACATGATAATTATCTGTTGTACTAGTTGCGACAACTGGTTGATCATTAACTGAATATATTTCAAAATCTAAACATCTGACTCCTTGCTTGATAACTGCTTTTAAATTACAAATATCTACAAAATCATTTTTATATGACCCAGCACTACAAGAATTATAAGCTGTTTTAATGTAATAATCAAATAAATTGCCACTACAATCTGGGTCTCCTGATGTAATAGGTCGTATGTTTCCATTAACTGATGGATACAATGAATTCATATAATCACATTCATTATTTTGAAGTCTACTTAAATAAATCATATATCCTATAAAAATTATTAAAACAAGAAATGTAAAAGCCATTATCATATATACTTGAAAATCCTCATCTAAATTTTTAATTGCGCTTAAATAATCATTTGAATTGGTTGTTGACATTACTAATATATTATTGGTATTTTATTTTTTTATTTATAAAGTTTTGATAAAAATGTATATGATATAATTATTATTTTAAAATAAAAGCAAAAATAAGACTTCAAATTCGTTTTCTATAATTATTTACAGATATTAGGAAATATCTAAACAGATAAAAATACAGAATTATTATAATTATTAGAAATAATAAAATTATATTATGATGAAATTAATAATTAAAAAATAATAAGTATATATACATAACATGGCGGGTGGCTTAATGCAACTTGTGTCTCAAGGACAACAAAATATAATACTTAATGGTAATCCTAGTAAATCATTTTTTAAAAGCACATACAAAAAATATACAAATTATGGTAAGCAAAATTTTCGTATAGATTTTGAAGGCACGCCACAACTAAATTTAACTACGGAGAGTACTTTTACATTTAAAATTCGTAGATATGCTGACTTACTTATGGACTGTTATATTTGTGTAACTTTACCTAATATTTGGTCTCCAGTTATACCGCCATACTCATACACTAATGCTGACGGCACAACTGGCTATACAAATTGGGCTCCATATGAATTCCAATGGATAAAAAATTTAGGAGCACAAATCATAAGTAAAATTACTATAAATTGTGGTAATCAACAACTACAACAATATTCAGGTCAATATATTTTAGCTTCTGTTCAAAGAGATTTTCCAGGAAGTAAGATAGCATTATTTGATGAAATGATAGGCAATGTACCAGAATTGAATGATCCAGCAAATGCTGAACCTCGTGTCAATGCGTATCCTAATGCTTTTTACACAACAAGCCCAGCAGGTGCCCAGCCATCAATTATGGGACGTACACTATGGATTCCACTAGGTTCATGGTTTACTCTTCTATCCTCTCAAGCATTTCCGTTGGTCGCCCTTCAATATAATGAATTATGGATAAATGTAACATTTAGACCTATTAATGAGTGGTTTACAATAAGAGATGTCATGGATTATACAAATAATTATCCAGTTATAGCACCAAATTTTAATCAGTTTTACATGCAATTCTATAGATTTCTACAAACACCTCCTGATGAAGAATTAGGACCTACTTCTTATACAGATACAAGAACAAATTGGTTTGCTGACATAAATTTGAATTGTACTTATTGTTTTCTATCAAATGATGAAGCATCTATATTTGCTAAGAATGAGCAAAAATATTTGATAAAACAAATTTACGAAAAACCTTTCTATAATGTAACTGGAGCGAATAAAATTGATTTAGACTCAATGGGTATGGTAATAAGTTGGATGTTTTATTTTCAGAGAAGCGATGTTAATTTAAGGAACCAATGGTCCAACTACACTAATTGGCCATATGAATACATGCCTCAAGATATAACTCCAGCATCAACAGAAGGTGATTATCCTAATCCTAATAAAGAAAAAAAACCTCCACCTAGTACTGAACCAGCGAATCCACCATTTTTAGGTCCTGGTTTAAATCCTAACGGAACATTATCTGGTTTGTACATAACGGGAGTTTATAATCCTCAAAATATAAAATCTATTTTAATTGCGATGGGTATATTATTAGATGGTCAATATAGGGAAAATATTTTACCAGCAGGTGTTTATAATTTTGTAGAAAAATATGTAAGAACCGCAGGATTTGCTCCACCAGGTTTATACTGTTATAATTTTTGTTTAAATACAGATCCCTTTATATATCAACCGTCAGGTGCAATGAATATGAGTAGATTTACTAATATACAACTTGAATTTACAACTATAACACCACCAGCAGACCCTTATGCTCAAGTTTTAGCTATTTGTGATCCTGGTACTGGTGATATTATTGGTATCAATAAACCAACTTGGAGAATATATGATTATAATTTTAACATGTATTTAATGGAAGAAAGGGTTAATATGGTAATATTTATTGGTGGAAATGCTGGATTATTATATGCTACTTAATAATTGATTAAATCAATTTAAAAAAATAATGCTTATTATATCATAAATTATGATACGATGTATTAATCCCTCAAAATATAAAAATGTTTTAAAAAGGAATATATTCAATTATAAAGATGCGTTTTTATTAGAAACCCAGTTAAATCCAGATGAAAAATCAATAAAAGATTTAGCTTATAATTTTTCAAAAGATATTTTACAACCCAATATTGTTTCTTCATTTAGAAATGAAAGTTTCGATATAAACATAATGAAAGAAATGGGGAAATTTGGTTTGCTTGGACCAACCATTAATGGATATGGTTGCGCAGATGTTAATTACGTATCATATGGACTAATTATGCGTGAAATTGAGAGGATCGATAGTGGTTATAGAAGTTGTGCCAGTGTACAATCTTCACTAGTAATGTATCCAATATATAAATTTGGATCACAAGAACAGAAGGATAGATTTTTGCCTGAACTAGCCAAAGGTAATTTAATTGGGTGCTTTGGATTAACTGAACCAGACAATGGAAGTGATCCTTCTGGAATGAAAACAACCGCAATTTTAAAAGGAGATCATTATATTATAAATGGTAGTAAAATATGGATAACAAACTCGCCAATTGCTGATGTATTTGTTATTTGGGCAAAAGATGATACTAATATTATTCGTGGATTCTTATTAGAAAAAAAGATGTCTGGATTAACGGCTCCCAAAATTAATGGGAAATTTTCATTAAGATCATCTAATACTGGTATGATTTTTATGGATAATGTAAAAGTCCCAAAAGAAAATTTATTACCATTAACCAAAGGTCTTAAAAGTCCATTCATGTGTTTAAATAACGCACGTTATGGTATTGCCTGGGGTGTTCTTGGAGCAGCAGAGGATTGTTATTTACGAACTAGACAATATGTGTTAGATAGAAAACAATTTAATAAACCACTCGCATCAAATCAATTGATTCAGATGAAATTAACAGACATGTTGACTGAAATAACTTTAGGATTACAAGCTGTTTTGAGAGTTGGAAGGATGATAGATGATAATATTTTAATACCTGAAAATATATCTATTATAAAACGAAATAACTGCGTAAAATCATTAAATATTGCTAGACGAGCTAGAGATATGTTTGGTGGAAATGGTATATCAGATGAATATCATATAATAAGACATATGTTAAATTTGGAAGCTGTCAATACATATGAAGGAACAGAAGATATTCATGGCCTAATTATTGGAAGAGGCATAACCAACCTTAATTCATTCTAAATATAAAAAATCAGCTTAAATAATTGTTAGTATATAAGATAATGAAAAATATTATCTTATATATTTTACGT